TTGACTCTTGCTGCTATGATGTTACTTGAACATGTAGAAACTAAAGTAGTGGCAGGTCTTACTCTTGGTGCTGATCCCTTAGTGTCAGGTGTGGCAGTTTGTTCTGCTTTGGATATGAGACTTGTAGATGCTCTGATAGTTCGGAAAGAACCTAAGGGACATGGTACAGGTGCATGGATAGAGGGACCAGAGTTTCCAGAAGGGACTAAGGTAACTGTATTAGAGGATGTAACTACTACAGGTGGATCTGCTATTAAAGCAGTGGAAAAACTTCGTGATGCTGGTTATGTCGTTGAGCGTGTTGTAACCATCGTAGACAGGCAGGAAGGTGCTATAGAAGCGATGAAAGATGCAGACCTCGAACTCCGTAGATTATTTACTATTGACGACCTAGTATGAAGGTAGCAGTTATCACAGACCAGCACTTCGGTATGAGGAAGGGCAGTCGATTATTCCACGACTATTTTAAAAAATTTTATGAAGACATCTTTTTCCCCACATTGGAAAGGGAAGGCATCACGACCCTCATCGATATGGGGGATACTTTCGATAATCGTAGGTCGATTGATCTATGGTCTTTGGAATGGGCTAAAACGAATTACTTCGATAGGCTCCGTGATATGGGGATTACTGTGTACACTATCGTGGGAAATCACACTGCCTATTTCAAAAACAATAACTCAGTTAATACAATTGATTTACTTTTACGAGAGTATTCTAATATGGTTCTCGTTAGAGACCATGCGGAATATACGATTGGTGACACAAGATGTCTTTTTCTAGGATGGATTAATGATGAGAATAGAGCAAAAATAAAAAGAAAGATAAAGTCAACTAAGTCTACTGTATGTTTTGCACATTTAGAACTAACTGGGTATCAGGTATATAGAGGATTTACACAACAGAATGGTTGTAGTGGTACAGCAGATCAATTCCAAAAATTTGATAGAGTTTATAGTGGACACTATCACCATAGGTCTAATGATGGAAAAGTTTTCTATCTAGGTAATCCATATGAGATGTTCTGGAATGATTGTGATGATGCTAGAGGATTTACTATTTGGGATAGTGATACTTTAGAACATACTCCTATTAATAATCCACATAGAATGTTTTATAAGATCTATTATGAAGATACTCCCTATCAGATCTTTGATGCTAGTCCTTATACTGGTAAGATTGTTAAACTTATAGTTAGAAGAAAGAGTAAACCAAAAGATTTTGAGAAGTTTGTTGATAAACTTCATGTTGCTGGTGTTGAAGAACTAAAAATTATAGAAAGTGCTGATTGGAATAATGGGTATATTGTAGGAGAAGATTTTAAAGATAAGGAAGATGAAAATACTATTAGTTTGTTAAATAGATTTATAGATGAATCTGATATTTCTCTTGATAAAAGTAGAGTGAAAGGACTTATTACAAACATATACAGAAAGGCGTGTGAGGTAGAGTAATGTGGCTGCTTACTGAGGAAGGAAGTAGAGAGGGTGCTTATGCTGTCAAAGATAATGCAGGAGAGAAAGTTCTTTTTCTATTTCAGCAGGAAGATGATGCTCAAAGATACTGTATGCAGTTGCAAGAAACTGATGAAGTCGATATGGAGGTTGTAGAAGTGGACGAGGAGGTTGCAATAAAAGCGTGTGAGATGTATAATTATAAGTACACTATTGTGACCCCTAACGATTTCGTGATCCCACCTTTACAAGATGATTCTGTTCAAAAAGATTAGATGGAAAAACTTTCTGTCCACAGGTGATAAATGGACAGAAGTGATTTTAAATGATACAGGGACTACTCTAGTAGTAGGTACTAATGGTGCAGGGAAATCCACTATGCTGGATGCTCTGTGCTTTGTGTTGTTTAATAAACCATATCGTAAGATAACAAAGACTCAATTAATCAATACAACAAACGAGAAAGGAACTATTGTAGAGATAGATTTTTCTATTGGTCCTAAAAATTATTTGGTTCGTCGTGGTATCAAACCCAATATGTTTGATATTGAAATTGATGGACAGATGAGGAATAAAGAATCTGATGATAGAGTTAACCAAAAGATTCTTGAGGAGCAGATTCTGAAATTAAACTTTAAATCATTTACTCAAATTGTTATATTGGGTAGTAGTAATTTCATACCGTTCATGCAACTGAATGGTCCTAATCGTAGAGAAGTTATAGAAGACTTATTAGATATTAAAGTTTTTTCTGCAATGAATAATTTAGTTAAAGAAGAACTAAGAGAAAATAGAGATATTGTAAGAACCTTGGAATTAAAGAAAGATAACCTTAGAGATAAGGTTGCAATGCAAAAAAACTTTATTAGTGAATTGGAAACAAGAGCAGAAAAAAATATACATGATAAGGAAAAAAAAGTTAATATAATTGCATTAGAAATTGATGAATTGTTAACTAAAAATGAAACCTTAAATAGTTCTTTAGACAGCGTTCAAACACAATTAAAAAATGTAGCAGATGCTCCAGATCGCTTGGTAAAACTAGGTTCTTTGAAACAGAAGATATCTAATAAAGTATCAAGGATTACAAAAGAACATAAGTTTTTCACAGACAATACGGTATGCCCAACTTGCAGCCAGAATATAGAAGAATCATTTCGGTTAAATAGAATTGAAGACGCTCAAAATAAAGCAAAGGAACTCAGAGATGGCTATCAAAAGCTTGAGGAGTCGATAAACGAAGAAACCGATAGAGAGCGTCACTTCACCACACTTAACAAGGAGATTTCTAATTTAACTTATGACATTTCTCAGAATAATGCTCAGGTTACTGGACTTCAACGACAGACAGGGGATTTACAACAGGAGATTCAAACTCTTACCAACAACCTTAAGAACAGAAATACTGAACATGAGAAGTTAGAAAAGTTTAAACAGAATCTTGAAAAAGTATTCGGACAACTTGCAGAAGAAAACGAAGATATAATCTATAATGACTTTGCCTATTCCTTATTGAAGGATGGTGGTGTCAAAGGCAAGATAATTAAAAAGTATCTTCCATTAATCAATCAACAAGTAAATCGTTACTTGCAGATGATGGATTTCTATATTAACTTCTATCTTGATGAGGAGTTTAACGAGACTATCCAAAATCCAATACATGATAGATTTTCATATGCTTCATTTAGTGAAGGTGAGAAGATGAGAATTGATTTAGCATTACTCTTTACATGGAGAGAAGTTGCTAGGTTTAAGAACTCTACAAATACTAACATCCTTATTATGGATGAGGTATTTGATTCATCTTTAGATGGTTTTGGTACTGATGAATTTATTAAAATTATTAAATATGTTGTGAAGGACGCTAATGTTTTTGTCATATCCCATAAACAGGATATGCTTGACAAGTTCACTTCTGTGATAGAATTCACAAAGAAAGGCGGTTTCTCATACGCTACTAAAAGTGTCGCAGACTAATGACCACTCCAAACTGGCAACACAATTCGGGTAAGCCACCGAAACGAAAACTTAAACCTCAGGCATTACGAAGTGCTAGAGAAAGAAGAAGACACTTGATAAAGTGTCTACTCAAGACCTCCGACCACCATCGGGGGTCTTATAATGTTAACAACAACAAAATTATTATGAGTAGACCTCAAGGCGTTATGCTATCCCCGACCATTGATTATCTTTCAATGGATGATGATCAAGGACCAGTTGGTGTTATGATCTTTCGTGGCACTGCTACACAACCAGCACAAGTTCGTTCTGTAGAAGATCGTGATGACTTCCGTGCTGCTTACGATGAGTTTAAGACCTATGAAAACTATGTCTAATACAGTAGTTATTCATGAGCGATTTCCATATCGTTTTGTACAGAATGGTACACTAGAAAATGGTCAACCTGATTGTCGTATTCAAAAGTTTAATGAGTACAAACACAGTTACAAAGATATGTACTACTGTGATAATCAAATGCAGTTTGGCATTGCTATAGAGGATCTAGAGTATACCAAATGGTTAGACCCTGCAGGTGTACCTTGCTATAGAAAAAATGACTAATTCATGGAGCTTGCTCTATCACACAATCAACGGAACATTAGATGAGGTATTTCCTGTGACAGGTATTGGAACACATTCACCCTATTCAAACAGTAGTAACTGGGAACAAGTTAACATTGAAAATGTCTCTATAGACACAAGTAACTGCCCACCAGAAATTGCAAAACAACAAGTACATTATAAGTACAACGAGGAAAAGATCCTTGAAAAGATCAAGGAGTATATTGGAAGAACATACAGTTCTCACTATGCTTACAATGATAAGGTACAGACCTTAGATCTTATTGAAGCAGTCGGAGATGCATCTGCATTTTGCCGTAGTAACATTCTTAAGTATGCATCACGCTATGATAAGAAAGGCACTACTAGGCTTGACATTCAGAAGATAATACACTATGCTGTATTATTATACCACTTTGAAGGATTAGACAAGGACTCTACTAATGGATATGAAACTTTCTGAAAAAACAATTAACCTATTGGAGAATTTCTCTTCAATCAATCAATCCATTCTAGTTAAGAAGGGTTCTAAACTTCGCACCATTTCTGTGATGAAGAACATTCTTGCAGAGGCAGATGTTGATGAGAACTTTGAGAGGGACTTTGGGATCTATGATCTACCTCAGTTCTTAAATGGAGTTAATCTCATGAGAGATCCAGATTTGGATCTTAGGAATGAGACTTATATGATTATTCGTGAGGGTAAGTCAACTAAGGTTAAGTTTGCCTTTGCAGATCCTGATTGTATAGTGATTCCACCTGAGAAGCAAATGAAACTTCCTTCAAGTGATGTTACTTTCCAATTGGATAGTATTCAACTTGGTAAATTGCTTAAAGCATCTCAAGTATATCAGCTACCAGATTTATCTGCAGTTGGTAATGGTGAGGAAGTTACTCTAGTCGTTTCTGATCGTAAGAATGATAACTCTAATGAGTATACTCTTGTGGTTGGTAAGACAGAACAAACCTTTGAGTTTAACTTTAAGATTGAGAATATTAAGTTGATCCCTGGATCATATGATGTTCAGATCTCTAAGAAGAATCTTGCAAAGTTTACCAATAGCAATTATAATTTAGATTACTTTATAGCATTGGAACCTGATTCAAAATATGCGTGAGTTGTGGAGGATTTGGAAGTATGCCTTGGGAAGTTTCGAGGATACTAAGACTGCAAGATATGATAATGCAGTCTGTGCTATTCGCACTTTTATTTTTGTTAGTTATCTTATTACTAACTGTTTTATTACTGCTGGTGTGATTCGTCATTGGAATCCACCACAACCTATTATTCATTATGAAGCGTGACTTTCTTTGGGTTGAGAAGTATCGACCCAAGACAATTGAAGAATGTATTCTTCCAGACAATATTAAGGAAACCTTTAGACAGTTTCTAAATAAGGGTGAGATTCCTAATCTTCTCTTAACAGGACCAGCAGGTGT